AGATCTATGCCTAATTTGATGGCATATGATATTTGTGGTGTGCAACCAATGAGTGGCCCCACAGGTTTAATTTTTGCAATGAAAGCAAGAATGGGCGATGGTGCAGTAAGTACTGCTGAAGCCCTTCATGATGAAGCTGATACAGGTTCATCTAACTCAACTCTAGGTGCCCAAGCGGGTACAGAGCCTGGAGCGTTAAATGGTGGAACAGCCTCTGCAACTACAGATACAGCTATTCCTGACATTTGGGGCGTGGACACAGCTGGTTCATATAATGTACAAGGTGCTGATCTTACCGCTACTGCCGAGGGTTATGATGACTCCGGCGCAAATGCGTTCCAAGACATGGGATTCACCATTGAGAAATCGACAGTTACCGCAAGGACTCGTGCCTTACGTGCTGCGTACACAATGGAACTCGCACAAGACTTGAAAGCAATTCATGGTCTTGATGCAGAAGCCGAATTGTCAAACATTCTCAGCACAGAAATTCTTGCTGAAATCAATCGTGAGGTAGTTCGTACTATCTACATTACCGCAGAAGCTGGTGCTCAAACCACAGCCTCCGCTGGTATCTTCAACTTGGACACAGACTCTAATGGTCGTTGGTCAGTTGAAAAATTCAAGGGACTGATGTTCCAAATCGAGCGTGATTGCAACGATATTGGTATCAGAACTCGCCGAGGAAAAGGTAACTTAGTTGTCTGTTCCGCTGATGTTGCTTCGGCATTGTCAATGGCTGGTGTCCTTGATGTAGGTGGATCTGGTGGATCTGGCAACTTAAATGTTGATCCTAGTCCTTCAGGAAGTACTTTCGCAGGAACAATTAATGGTCGTATTAAAGTTTATGTCGATCCTTATAACTCCGTTGTAAGTGCAAGTGCTACAAATAACTGGTATGTTGCTGGTTATCGTGGTTCTAATGCTTATGATGCAGGTCTGTTCTACTGCCCATACGTTCCGTTGCAAATGGTTCGTGCGGTTTCGGAAACAACTTTCCAACCTCGAATTGCATTTAAGACTCGTTATGGAATGGCAGTTAATCCGATGTCAGAATCATCGGCTGCAATTTCATCTGAGTCTATACCGTTCACTGCTGATAGTAATACTTACTACCGCAGAGCTCGTGTTAGTAACTTGATGTAATTATCATCTTAGGGGGGAAACTATTTTCCCCCTATCCCCTTTATTATAATAAACCCTAACGGAGAAATATATGTTAGAAAAAGTCTCAGGGTGGATTAAATCATTAACTGATGTAGGTTTAGGGCTTATTGCCTTAGGTGTTGTACTCCAAATTTTATTTGGTGCAGCAATTCCTTTTATGCCTATGGATGTAGTCGGTTCAGTAGTAGGTCTTGTTAAAGAGTTAGGATCTGAAGGATTAGTCGGTTTAGTCGCCATTTGGGTGCTTTGGGGTATCTACTCTAAGAAGTAACCTCAATTTGTTAAAATATAGGGGGGGATGGATTCTCCCCTATTTCCTTCCTTATAAATACTAGTGAAACATATAGATACCTATTATGGCAGACACTAGTCAACCCACAGTATTCGATTACGCAACTGGAACTCAATGGAGACTTGCGTTTAATCGCCTCCCCAAAACAACTTGGTTTTGCACAGCTGCAAATGTACCTGGCATAACTTTAGGTGAAGCTCAATATGCTACACCTATGACTGATATGTTTGTTACAGGAGATAAACTTACTTTTGAAACATTAAACATAACTTTCTTAGTAGATGAAGAACTTCAAAATTATAGAGAATTATGGGATTGGTTAGTTGGTATGGGATCCCCTGTTAGCCATTCACAATGGGAAACTACATTGGCTAAAGGAGATGGTGCAATTAGAACTTTTTCAACACCAGATGCTGACCCTAGAACAAAATCTACTTATGAAGAATCTAATTTATATTCAGATGCAACTTTGATAGTATATAGTTCTAAAAATCAACCAAAAGTAGAAGTTAAATTTAAAAATATGTTTCCCACCAGTTTATCTTCTTTAGAATATTCTCAAGAAGCAACAGATGTAGAATATTTTAAAGCTAGTGCAACATTTAGGTATCTTTATTACGAGTTTGAAACTTCAAAATGATAAATACTATTAAGTAGCCTAAACAGAAATTTAATTAAAGTGAGTCCACTTGATTAGGCTGTGTGACAATATAGCTAAAGGTGTTTGGGCTACTTTTTATCTAAATGACTTGACATTTGCGTTTTAATTTGTTATAATAAGCATGCTATGTTTATAAGTGAATATATAAGAATACTATGACATTAACTGAAATACAGGATATGGTCAGGAAAGACCTTAAAATCAATGATCTTGAATTAGATATAGAATCCTTACGAATACCTTCCCTACATTCTAAGTATCTTCAGCTCTTAACAGAGCATTCCCTTCTTTTAAAAAAGACACAAGGAGAACTTAATGTTCTTAAAAGGGATAAATGGGTGTTTTATACAGGTAAAGCAACAGAAGAGATTTACAAAGAGAAAGGGTCGTTTGATGTTAAGCTAAACACCAAAGATGACCAGAAGACTTTTATAGAGGCTGATAACGAGTATCGTGACCTAAAAGGAAAGGTTGAGTACTATGAAACTGTAGTTGATTATTTACAGGAGATAGTGAAATCAGTTAGTAATCGTTCTTTTCAAATAAAAAATGCAATTGAGTGGAGAAAATTCGAGGCTGGAATTTGATATTATAATTCACAAGAAAGATGATGTTTACTCTCAGATTGAATGTGAAAGAAGTATTACAAAAGAATTAAACGAATATTTCAGTTTTGAAGTGCCTGGGGCAAAGTTCATGCCCAGTTTCAAAAGCAGGCTTTGGGACGGAAAGATTCGATTGTTCGACATACGGAATAACCAAATTTACGTTGGGTTATCCGAATATATCTACAAATTCGCTACAGCAAAAAAATATACTATTAGTGGTGGGGTGAGAACTCCTCTGGAAATCGATAATAACACCGTAATATCTTTCATAGATGGTTTAAAAAGTACGGTGAAAATTAGAGATTACCAGTTAGATGCAGTACAACATTCTATTAGAAATGGAAGATGTATACTGGTCAGCCCTACAGCTAGTGGTAAAAGTTTTGTTATCTACATATTAATTCGATATTATCAACAAATATTGGACAACTCTCACATATTACTGCTAGTTCCACGATCCTCATTAGTGGAGCAAATGTATACTGATTTTCAAGATTATGGATGGGACTCTGAGAAGTACTGTCACAGAATCTATGCAGGAAAAGACAAGACCTCGCCAAAACTTGTCCATATATCCACCTGGCAGTCCATATATCAACTCCCAAAGAAACATTTTGAAAAGTATAAGGTTATCATCGGAGATGAAGTACATACTTTTGCAGCCAAATCCCTCAAGACAGTAATGCACAAGACAACAGATTGTCCCTATAAGATTGGACTAACAGGGACACTTGATGATGCAGAAAGTCACCATTTAGTGCTGGAAGGATTGTTTGGTTCAGTCAAGAAGGTTACTACCACAAAACAGTTAATGGACAGTAAGCAAATCTCTGATTTAAAGATTATAGGAATTGTCTTGACTTATTCAAAGAAAGAGTGTATAATAAGAGACTATAATAAAGAAATAAAATTCATAACAGAGCATCCTCAGCGGAATAATCTGATTAGGAATTTATGCATTGATTTAAAAGGAAATACATTAGTCCTTTTTTCGTTAATCAAACATGGACAGTTATTATACGAACTAATAAAGGAGAAGGCTAATGTCGATAGGAAAACTTTTTTTGTGTTTGGAGGAACAGATTCAAGCACAAGAGAAAATATCAGAAGAATCGTTGAAACAGAACGAGATGCCATTGTTGTCGCCAGTTTTGGTGTATTTAGTACTGGTATCAATATTAGGAATCTTCATAACATCATCTTTTCTAGCCCTTATAAAAGTCGCATCCGAAACCTACAGTCAATAGGTAGAGGTTTACGAACTCATGAAAGTAAAGCTGGAGCAAAGTTGTATGATATTGCAGATAACTTTAATAATAATAACCATACGATTAAACATTTTATTAAGCGTATCGGTATCTATAATCAAGAGGAATTTGATTATGAGATAATAAAAATTAACCTAAAATAAATTATGGAAAAGGAAAAAAAAGTACATTATGTTGATAATAAATTATTTTTTAGTGAAATGGAAAAGTGGAAAACAGATATTGAAGAATCTGATGAGGTCGATGATCTCCCACCAAAAGTTACAGAATATATGGGCGAATGTTTTTACAAGATTGCAACCCATTTATCTTTCAGGCCCAATTTTATTAATTATACCTATCGTGAGGAAATGATAGGAGATGGTATAGAAAATTGTATTAGATACGCAAAGAATTTCAATCCAGAGAAATCTAGAAATCCATTTGCATATTTTACTCAAATTATCTATTATGCTTTTATTCGTAGAATAACGAAGGAAAAGAAACAAACAGCCATTAAACAGAAAATTATTGATAATACAGCAACAAAAACTTATGATGTCATGGAAGGTGATGACGATATTTACGCAAACACCTACATGGAATTCTTACGAGACAATCTCGCTGAGAAAGAACAAGCAACTAAACCTAAACGAAAACGATCCAAAAAAGGGATTGAACATTTTATAGAGGAAGAATTAAATGAAAACGAAATTTGAAGATTATGTCGAACAAGTTGATAGCTTGATTAGAGACTTTACTAAAAAACTCCACCAAACTGAATTAGATCTAATTGCAGAATCTATA